AGCAAGAGGAGCTTCAACAGATTTCTGGACAGCTTCCATAGTAAGAAGCGCAAGACGCGCCTTTGCTGCATAGACTGGTAGTACGTCGTCGAATGAGCCTCGGACTTCGCCATCAAGCGAAGGACGCTGAGCAATCGCAACTGGGACTCGACCGATTTTGTTTGGTGTTTCGGCAAGAACTGCACCTCCACGACTTGGGATAAACATTACGGTGCGATTCTTGTCAGTCCATCGTACAACTTCTAGAAGTTCATTACCATCGGTACGACCGAATGCACTTGTCTGTAGAATCTTGTCTGCTAGTTCTGGGAACTTGGCTGCTAAATCGCCAGCCTTACGATAATAAGAACGGCAATAGACAGATACTTCTCCGAACCTGTCCATGTCGTAATACGCACCCATAGAGTTTTCTACATGGATGTGTGGTCTTTTTTCCTTGAAGTTAGGTTCGACTCTGAAAATACAGAAGCCGTAAGTTCCTAACTGGTCTGCGCCACGCAGTAGCTCTGTTCCAAGACGAGATGAAGCAACATAATAATTTGCAATCTTAGTTCTCTTATCAGCCTTGGTACGCTGTGAATCATCAAGGGATGAATCTCCAGCAGCCGTTATGGTAGGTAGTACACCTGCCTGCTCAGAAACATCACGAGCAACCACGTCAATAAGGTTGGCGATGATAGGTCTAGACCATGTTCCCTCTGGGAACAAACCACGAAATACTTGGTCGGCGTTACCTGAACGGACCAAAGCAACTTCGCGCATGCGCTTATCGCGCTCAGCATTACGAGTCTTTAATTGCTCGTATGCATGTACAAGTTCTTTCATTATCACAATCTCGCTATTCGCTGTGCAGCAGCTAAATCATCTAGGTTAACAATGTACCTATCTTCAATTTGCTTCTGAGGTGTAAATTCGTTTTTCAAAAAGTTTGGCACATTTGCTGAAGTTAATAAAACATCACGGGCTACGATTTCACAGAACCAGAGCGCCATCACAGCGTCCATCTTTAATCTCTTGCCTTGAACTCCTGGTTGCCAAACAACCAATTGTTCTATTAACTTTTTAATATGTTCATTACGTGAAGCATCTGGTAACTCAATCATGTTATCGCCAGCATGCTTCAAGTTGTTATTGTTACCGTCACGTTTAATGACGGTTCCAAATAACGGAGCCAGAGAAGCTACACCAAACTCTGGGTCTTGTTTATTATTACCTGTGTAGTGGGGGCGGTAGTTAATACCGCGAGTAGACAAGAAGTTTCTAATCTCCTCGTCCTGGGTTAAGAAAAGCTGAAATGCGTTGGATTCAACGATGACAGTATGAGGCTTGTAAGCATCCGTCCATTCTCGAATCAAAGACCGAATCGCTGCAGGTGTGGGGCTGCTCATGACGTGAACGTCCATGACATAGCGCTTGTGTGTTCTGCGGTCGACTGCGTAAGCAACTGCTGCCGTGTCACCAGACATGGCTGGGTCTATACCAATAATGCGATAGAAGTTCTGTGCATTATCAGGATGACCCGCAGCGCCTGCAACTAACGCACCCGATTTTCTCATTCCGTTGACTGCGCCTCTGACGCACATCGGGTCGAAGATTGCATTCTCTGCGATATCGAGGTTCTGGTAAACCAAAGACCATTTGGAGGGACCAGCCTCATTGCGGACCGCAGTAAGACGCGGTCCAGTCCATCGGTCAAAGAATCCATTCTCATCTGGGGTATCATCCTCAGTAAGTGGTTGCTCTGACTTAGCCCAAAGGGTTTTCCAATCCTTTGGATTGTCTGCGTATTCTAATACGGCAGGCATGGACAAATATGACCACGGAACAATTCCGTCCGTGTAATGTTGAGTGTTGCGAAGTTCTTTATATAGGTCGGTTGCAGATACGCGAGTTCCGACAACAAGAAGTTGACCCCCACCTGGTGGTAGACGAGAGGCAACTTCTTGTCGAATCCATTCTTGTTGCTTAGCCCACTCTCCAGCGTTAGAGAGAGTGACCACGTCGTCAAGTACGATTAAGTCGGCGCGAGCGCCGTATACCTGACCGCCCATACCGATAGCTTCAACGGTAGGGTCTTTAGCATCTGATTCGCGGACATCCGCGCCCAGATAAACTTTGTTAGCCGACCACATGTCGGCGGTAGCTTTGTAACCATCGGTAGGACCAAAGGCTGCTTGTAGGTCTGCATACCGAGGATGAGTCAGGCGTTGCTTAATAGCATAAAGAAACTTCTTAGCCTGCTCTTGGGTTTTGGAAATAACAATGACATTGATGTTTGGATTTTTGACTACGCGGTAGGTCACGTAGTTAATCGTGATGGTCATAGTCTTGGCATGGTTTGGTGGAACATTTACCAAGAGGCGGGATAACCCCGCCGACCCTTTTTCGTATGTCATCGCTGGATGTATCCAACGAGGTTCTTTACCTTCCAACATATCGACCACGTTAAGCATGTGGTCCCATACCTTGGCTCCCAGGTATTTCTCAGAAAACTCTGCAAAGTCAGATAGACCAGACCGAGCTTCATCAGCGAGGTCGGATGTTCTTAACCGAGCGTTATCTATATAGGCAGCGAAGCCTTCAGCTTCGCGCCTCTGGGTGTCATACCAAGAACGAGAACGACCAATAACTTTTAGGGCATCGGCAATAGTGCGCCCTTGGCGCACCAAGTTGATTAGTTCTTTCCTGGCTTCTTCGGGGGTTAGATTTCTTTCCAAGTCTTCTCCAGTAGCTGTAGGGGTCTACAGGGGTATAGACAGAAGTATCCCCACTATATGTTTTTAACCAAGTTAAAGCGGGCGTTAAGCCCGCGTTTACGGCTTCGTGGAAC